AAGTCCGGCAGTTTTATAGGCATTGTCTGCGTACTGGAATACTTGATTTTGAGAATCCTTAAATAAAGTTTCTACGCCACCAGTAAGTTGTTCATAGTCGCTAAACGCAGAGATTGATGACTTAAAGATATTCGTGAGGCTAGAAAACGCTGACTGGAAACCAGACATGAGTTTTTGACCCATAAATCCGCCCATGCCAGCCAAAAAGCCATTACCAATGTTTTTTAGACCGTTTTTGAATTTCTCTCCAAAGCCATGGCTAGCTTTTTCACCTGAATCTTTACCACTTTTATCACCAGCAGAACCCAGTTCAGTCTTCATCGTTTTTTCAACATGAGAAATCTCGGACTTAAAATCCTTAGTATCAATTTTGACTCGATATTCAATTTCACCGACTACGGTACTGCTAGTGCTCATTATTTACTTACTCCATCAATAAATGGTTTCATTCCATCACGAAGTGTTTCGTTAGGATTCTTACTGAAAGCACTGCCAGTGCCGACACAAACGATTCTTGCATAGTTCACATAATCACTATGTTTAACCTTTTGCCCAGCATCCACTAAGGCTGATAACTCTTCCATTGATAATGGCATTTTCTGCTTTTTACCTGTATGCTCATCAAAAGTTTCGATATAGCCACGTTTTGCTGCAACGATCGCTTCCCAACCATAAAGCATGCCGAGTTCAGCAAGCAAATATGCTACTCTAGATACTTTACCCTTGCGGAATGTATTGTCTCCAGACATCCGCTTCTTAAAAGCTACTTCCACCGCTTCACGGTCTTCTGGAGTCATTAAATCAAGCAGATTTGCCATACCTACTCCTGATTATCAGGTTTTTCACCTACAATCTTTTGATAAATCTCGAGAACGCCTTCAATTGGCACTTTTGCTAACACTTTGCGAGCTTCATCTGGTTTATCAAACACGCTAAAAAGAATATCATTCAAGTTTCTAATAGCTTCTTTGACTCTCGTTGGATCGTTAGTACTTTTTGCTTCTTTTAGTTCGTCGCATAGGTCGACATAAGATAATGTTTGAGCTGAAGACATTGGTGTAACCTTGAATTCTACACCGTCAATCTCGGCAGTGATTTGTTTTGTATATACTGATGTTGAAATAGATACTGACATTGTAATTAAAATCCTTTTTATGCTTAGTATTATGCGTTTATACAGGGTGGCAATAAAAACCGTATAAGGTTCAGCACCTTTGCAACACTTCATAAGGAGTTTTTAAGCCTATTCCTAAATGGATTCTATCATAATTATAGTATCTAATAAAACGATTAAGCTTGTGATCAATAAAGTTTATGTCCTTGTTGGGATTGTATTGCCCAATACACTCTTTTCTTAAAGTTCTATTGAATCTCTCTATGTGTGCATCATCATTTGGATGGCGTACTCTGGAATGTCTAGTTTTAATTCCTTTGCTATTCAGGCTACCTTGAAAGTGATTCTGAAATTCTGCACCATTATCACTTTGTACCATCTTGAACGGAAAATTCATGAATTCTTGAGCTTCAAAAATTGTTTCCGCAGCACCTTTCTCACTTAGATTTGGGAAGATTTTAGCATATGCCATGCGCGTATATAGATCTATAACTGTATAGATATACATTTTAGAATGGCTTAATGGGTTCACATAATGAACGGTATCTGTTTGGATTAGCTCTCCTGGCGCAGTGGGGAGTGGACGCTTTTCATTCCAGCGGTATCTCCGCTTTTTACGCCAGAGCTCATTTCGCTTAATCACTCTCTTAATAGACGAGAGGCTAACATTTATTCCTTCTTTTGCTAATTTATAATGAATAATCTCAGCACACTCATATCTACGTTGTCTCACTCGAAGAATAGCAGATACTATATCCGAATTTAAGGCATTTGGATGGGTTTTGGGAGCTGAACTGAGTGTGGGAATATTCCACTTCACAGATTGCCAGCGAAAGACTTTTCCAAGTGCCCTAGATGGCCTACCTGGGTTTTCCAACAATACATTTTGTTGTATTCTCCACTTTTTTATCCAGCGATAGATAGTGGATCTATTTTTACCGAATCTTCTAGCAACTTGCGCAATACTTCTTTTTTCTAAAATCACTTCTTGCACTGCATTGCCTCTTGATTTTTCTATGTCTTTACCTCTATAATATGCCATAAGGTAGCCCTTTCTTGTTTATTGTTAGTTTCTAGAAATGAGTCTAAGAGCTACCTTATTTTTATGCAATATTTTGTTGCAAAGGTCCTGAGCTATTACGAAAACTTGTGCTTTTCTGAAAATATGTTATAATTGAGGTATTATGGATATGGGTACATTCATTGGAGCATGGACTGTTATTCAAAACAATAAAAAAAATAAGAAGAAAAATAGTCCTAAAACTTATCCAATCGAGCATTCAATTATCTTATGGCTTTTATTTGGCGGTATTTTTGCTTATATACCTGTAATTTACTTTACCTTCTCCAAAAAACATAAATGGCATCTATAAAAATAAGCTCCTTATGAGAGCTTATTTTAGTTATTAAGACTTTATTAACGTTCAGTAGCTGGAACAGTCTTCTGTGCAGTTACATCCCATTTAGATGGCTTAGCTAAATCACCAGTACCAACACGGAAATAACCGTTATCTGTTGGTTGCATTTGTAGGGTTGCTTCAATAGATACTGCGTCTGTCGTAGATAATGTTGGATTAAATGACATATTTACAAGCCCTGCAAAAATGTGGATATCATTATCGTCAGTTTTTTCGCAAACTGGATGGATATTGACAGGTAGTGCTTTACGCATGCTACAGTTATTGCTACCAAATACAATTGCACCGGTTTTTTGAGCTTCAGCAGTAGGTTTTTGATATGCGTCTGCCCATAAGACTTTTAGGTAATCCAAGTTTGGCAGATAAACGGTAAAAGTTAATTCTGCGGTTTCAGCTTTACCGGATGGTTGCTTACGGGTACCAGCCTGAGTCTTCGCCTCTACTGTACCTTCAGCGTAGTTTGGCGTAATATCGCCAAGACATTTTGCTGGAATAAGGGTATTTCCAATGCTCATCTCCCATTTACCAGCCATGAGTGTTTCGTCCATATATATTCTCCTTTATGGTTATTAGTAATAGATCGTGCCAGTAAACGACCAGACCATTCGTCCATTAGTATCTAGCCCCACATTAGTAATGGATGATGGTGGCATAATAGTTACATTATGATACTCCCGATTGAACACTGGCGGTACAGGTGGGAGTGTACAGATATCGTATGAGTTATTTAGGAACTTTCTTATTTTTTCGAGCTTCTGGTAGCTCTCGATGTCGGTTTTGCCTCTCGAATAAAAGATGTAATCTTGACGATTACGCATGCCCCTATCTTGAGACACTCCGACGCTGGCAATGTAGATACCATTTTTGCCTAAGCCAATTTTCTCCCAGAATAAATCCTGATCAATTTTACCTAGATTATTATCTTCGAGGAATTTAAGTAATGACAATACAATCATTTCAGAAACTCCTTGAAGCCAAGCTTAGCGACGACATTATCTCCAGCTTTTTGTAGATAATACTTAGTATGAGGATTTTTCTTATTCTCAAAGTGTCGACGTCTGGCATATGGCACTCTAGCGTCTCCAAACTTAATATGTACTTCGGAACCAGATACAACTTCGACTCGCCCATCGCTTTTTAGTTCACCGTTTAATTCTGGAGCTAATGCAATAGCATCCATCAGGATTCTATCGCCCATAGCACGCAAACCATTTCTCCAGTTCTCTCGCTCGACTCGCTCGAAAAGCTTCGTGTTGGTTCTAATTATCACCGACATATTCAGCCCTTTCAAGCGTTAAGGTTAAGTGTTCGATTTCATTAGTATCGAAATTACGCCCTTCAGTTATGCCAACAATCGAATAATCAGCATTGTTATAACGAATACCGTTGCCGATAATTTGCTCGCAAGTTAAACCAGTAAAATCTTCTGGATGGACATGAACGGTGTTATTTGATTTCCGTGTTTCTTGATTGCCTTGCGAAATCATGCCTTCTTTAATCTTAACGATACCTCGGAGAGTTTTTTGACCGATAATCCGGTTGCCATAAACCTCACCGCGGCTAATTGTTAGATATTCAAAAGATGTCTCAACAAACATATCAAACACGGTCATAACATCGTCTTTCCGTGCATAATGCCGCTCGAACATTGACTGTACTTTAGAAGCGTTGCACTTTCATTAGATAAAACCAAACTCATCGGACTTTTCTTGTCAGCTGTATAGTTGATAGAAAAATCTTCTACTCGTTTTGACTCCACTCCATTATTATGTTCAAAATCCTGTGTCGCTTTAATACTGCTAAACATTTTAGCTAGAAGCATTTTGAGGTCAGCAGGAATTGGATTTGGAAGACTAGATAAGCAAAGTAAATCCTTTAGTTTTAGATCAGCGATTTCAAAGTAAATATTAAAGTTCTTAATTTCAACCTCAGAAAGAGGACGACCAAGCAGAGCAACTACTTCATCTTGTGATAGCACGGGTTGGTAATTATTCATCTGATCGTCCTTTCTTCCTTAGTTTAGTTGATTAAGCGTGTGCAAATGCGCCGGCAACGGTCTTGTAGCCTTGTGCAGAACCACCGACATAACGCTCAGTAAGCATGACGTCTTGGTTTTTATTGGTATCAAAATCAGTACGTACGGTCGCGGTAGGTTCACCAATTAAGACATAGCTTTGGTTGGCGTATGCAATAGCCTTGACATCTTTACCGACAAGCTCGTCAATTTCAAAGATCTGCTTTACGTCAAGTAAATTAGCAAAGTTAGAACCTGCTGGGAACATCAAGTGTCCGTCAGAACCTTTAGTTAATTTAAGTTCAGTAGTAAATCCAGTTGGTACAACCAAGATTTTGCCGGCGTTTTTCTCGTCCTTGACGGCGCCAACGGCACGGACTGCCAATTCATAGCTGCCCTCTCCAGTTTCACCTGTAACTTTGGTAGCAACATTTGAACCATAACCACTAGTTGCATTGATGTCGGAAAGCATTGGATAAAGACCACGAGTACCTTGTAAGGTAGCCTTATCGCCAGTTCCTTGACCGATTAAAGCACCGACTGCAATAGCGTTAGCGACACGTGCAGCTAATTCTTCAACACGGAAGGCAAGCAATTCACCAGTTTCATCATCGTAGAGGTCTTGCAAGTCGATTGGAAGCTTTTTGTAGATACCAAGACCTTTAAGATCACGACGAACGTTGGTCAGAGACTGGTCAGCTTTTGCATCACCTTTTTTGTGTCCATTAGCGGTATCACTAGTACCAATTGCGTAAACGGCAGCACTTTTAACTCCTACTGTACGGAAAGTTGCCAAAATACCAGGATTATCGACCCAAGCCTTGAAGAAGATATTTTCAATCTGGGATGGCATGATAGCATCACCGGTTACACCTTTAGATTTAAGGTTTTCGTTCCATTCACGCATGATTTGTTCATTAGAACCACGGTGGTTTTTAAGAACGATATTCTTAAAGTCTACAAGTGCAGCTTTTGTTTTGAGGTAGTTATTTGCAGAGGCTGGCTGGTTAGGCATGACACCTTTTTTCACAACTGCATCTTTTGCAATTTCTTTGTTGTTCATAGTTTCTTCCTTTTCTTCAGTATTATTAGTTTCGAGTACTTCTTGAGTTTCACCCTCTGACTCGTTAGCGGCTTCTTCCTCTGAATTATCAGGAGCCTTAGGAGCTTCTGTTTCTCCAGCAGGAGTTTCGCCAACTGTTTCGGGAGCTTCTGTGGCTTCAGGAATGACCGTATGGTTTTCTCCATCACCATCAGCATCACCAAAATTGTCGTTTTGTTTTGTCTTCATTTCGTCTCCTAATAAAGATTTAATGGCAAGTAATCTTGCTTCCTTGTTGGATCCACGATAGACCAGTGAGACCTCAATCACTTCAGCTTTGCTGATTGTTTCAGAGTCAATATTGTAATCGTAATCAATCATTGTGATTGAGAACGCATTAGACAGATGACCTTCTTCAAGCAGTGTGAGCATTTCTTGGGCGATTTCTCGCTTGGAAATGCCAGCTTCAAATGTTAGTTCATTATTCGAGAAGTAAGCAGCACGAATGGAGCCAATCACATCACGAACATCACCGCTGTGGTTCAACATTAAAGGAATATCAATGACTTCACTTACTCCTTCGCTTGGGATAGCCGAAACGGTAATATCTCCACCACCTTTTAATGGTAAGCGCAAACTTGCTACATCTACATGCTCATAATGACGATCTTCGTTATTAGAACTTGCGACAAAGACAATTCTTCTTTCACCATCAACACTCTTAGTAGAGAGCTTGCCGGTAACTGAAACAATTTTCTGTTTAATTGTCATGTTTTCCTTAAAGTTAATTTAATATTTGCGATTCTGCATCCATATGGACATCTGCTTCATCAAAAGTGATTATGTAAAGATATAGGGTGGCAGTAAAACGTGATAAAATAAGCAGTAACATATGGAGGTATTATGTTGCTCGACGAAATTAAGAAAAAAGCACAAGAATTTTATAAAAATAAAATAGTCCCAAAATTAAATGAAGCAATACCTAATATCACTGATAAGGTAAATGAACCAATCAATGCATTCAAAATTGATAATAATAACGTTAAAGATGATGAGCTTGACTTTGATTCAATAGAAGACCGTCCAAGAGAAATAGCAACTGTTTATGGTGATTATAAAAACCGTAACACTAAATCATGCCCACATTGTGGACACATTTTTGATGAGCCACCTACCCGTGGCAGAAAATGTCCAGGGTGTGGCAACCAATTTTACGTAAGATCTAATAATAGATTATTCGCTAGTGATTTATTAAAGCCTCAAGATGCAATCGCGGCGGATTGTTTTTCTCATATGCTTAATATGCCGGACTTCGATATAACTGTTGATTTTGCAAGAAATATTTTGGAAAGTCGGCGTAAATCTTTTCCGGTCGAACCAGCTTCTCGTGATGTGATATGGGATATAATGCGAAGATTTCCGGATACCCTATCAAATGATCCATTAAGGA